TAAATCTAACCATTGGGTTGCCTGTGTCTGTATGAGATATAGATGACACGAAGAAGGCTATCGCTATAGCCGACTGAGGTAATAAACAAGTCATAGGTCAATGGTGAGATACATCTGTTACATCTGTTTACAATTAAGTTCTTGACATGATATAACGTAGCAAGGTATCTATCGTTATGGGCAGTCAAGTAAAAGGTAAAGATGGTCTAACCAATAGACAAAGGTTATTGGTTGATACCCTCGTAGCTGAGGGATGTACCATAGCAAAAGCTAGTCAAATAGCAGGATATTCAAAGGGAGACAGTGGTAGGGTAACAGCTAGTAGAACGCTTCGTCTCCCAAAAGTACAAGAGTACTATAGATCACGAATTGCAGAGATAGGATTGATGGGTGCACTTCCAGCAGTACGTACAATAGTACGACTAGCACAGGAAGGTAAGAGTGATTACGTGAAGTTGGAAGCATCAAAGGATATACTAGATAGGAGTGGGTTTAAAGCTCCTGATAAGGTCCAACACCAGGTGGGTGGAAATCTCTCGATCAAGATTGATCTAGACTAAGTAGGGGGGGTTAGAAAACAGGAGCGACAGTGAGGATAAAGGTCCTGCTCACACATTATGAGCGATAAAAGTAAACTTTACAATCAGTTACAAATATTAAGCTGGACAGTAGAAGAAAGAACCAAGTACGAGAAGTGTCACTGTGGAAAGTGGGGTACATTCCATATACGTACCGAGAATGGTAACTACTTCTTTCTGTGTGGTACTCATTACAAGGAGTATTGAAAATATATTTTTTTTAAGTAAAGTACGCCTATGAGTCAGAGCTTATTGAAACGTATAGGAGTATCTGGTTACAACAAACCTAAAAGAACTCCTGGACATCCTAAAAAATCTCATGTCGTAGTCGCTAAAGAAGGATCTAAGGTCAAGACTATTAGATATGGGGAGCAGGGAGCTAGTACAGCTGGTAAGCCTAAAGCAGGAGAGTCAAAGAGAATGAAGATGAAAAGAAAATCATTTAAGGCTAGACACGCCAAGAATATAGCTAGAGGCAAGATGTCAGCAGCGTTCTGGGCAAACAAGAGTAAGTGGTAAGATGGCAGTAAACGCAGCAGGAAACTATACTAAACCTACTATGAGAAAGAGTTTATTTAATCGTATTAAAGCAGGAGGAAAGGGTGGCAGACCTGGACAATGGTCAGCAAGGAAAGCTCAGATGTTAGCCAAACAATATAAAGCTAAGGGTGGTGGCTATAGATGAAGAAGCCACAAAGAAGTTTAAAGGCATGGACTAAACAGAAATGGAGAACCAAATCTGGAAAGCCATCCTCTAAAACTGGTGAACGCTACTTACCAGAAGCTGCTATCAAGTCATTGACTGCTAGTGAATATGCGGCTACAACTAGAGCTAAGAGAAAAGGCAGCAAGAGTGGGAAACAATTTGTCAAACAACCTAAGTCTATTGCTGCTAAAACAAAACCATTTAGGAGGGTTTCATAGTGCCAAACATAGGTAAAAAAAAATACCCATACACGAAAGCTGGAATGGCTGCTGCTAAGAAAGAAGCAAAGAAGTCAGGTAAAAAGATGACCATGAAAAAAGGTTATGGCAAGTAATGAATTGGGTAAAAACAAAATGGAATAGTCTTAGTAAGAGAGCTAAGATTATCGGATGTGCTGTGGTTGTATTAATAATCGCAGGTATTTTATTTAATTAAACATGAGGTATGCAGAGGAGCTATCTTACGAGGATCGTCAAAGACTTCGTAAGATAGTGAAGAAAGAACATTTCAAACATTATCCCAGAGATTTACGATTCTCGGATCATGAAGCAGATAAATTTATAGAATCTCTACTACCAGAAACTATCTACAAATTAATTAAACGATCTGTAGATAATGGTATTGCTTGACAGAACTCAACTACAAAGCTCCAGGTGAAATAATAAAAACCTTTATGAAGGATGATTCCTTCTTTAGAGGTGTACGTGGTCCAGTAGGATCAGGGAAGTCTGTATCTTGTTGTATTGAAATATTTAGACGTGCATTAAAGCAGAAGCCTAGTCCAGATGGTAAACGTAAATCTAGATGGGCAGTCATTAGAAATACAAACCCCCAGTTAAAGACTACCACTATTAAAACATGGTTAGATTGGTTTCCAGAAAATTCATTTGGAAACTTTATGTACTCAGTTCCTTTTACACATAACATTCATGTAGGTGATGTAGAGCTAGAAGTTATCTTCTTAGCACTAGATAGACCAGAAGATGTCAAGAAGTTATTGTCTTTAGAATTAACTGGTGTATGGATTAATGAAGCAAGAGAGATTCCCAAGTCTATTGTAGATGCATGTACTATGCGTGTAGGTAGATTCCCTTCTATGAAAGATGGTGGACCTTCATGGTATGGTGTTATAGCAGATACTAATGCACCTGATGAAGATCATTGGTGGTCCATTATGTCTGGTGAAGTGCCTGTACCAGATCATATGAATCAAGAAGAATCATTAATGTTAGTAAAACCAGATAACTGGCAGTTCTTTGTACAACCCCCAGGCATGATAGAAAAAAAAGAAGATGATAAAATTAAAGGTTATGAGCTTAATAGCACAGCAGAAAATATCCAAAATGTTACACCTGATTACTATCCAAATATCATTAGAGGAAAAAGTAAGTCTTGGATTGATGTTTACGTTCTAAATAGATTAGGAACTATTGAAGATGGTAAACTTGTTTATGGTTCATTTAGAGAAGATGTACACATAGCAGATGAAGATATAGATTTTGCACCTACTACAGTTTATATTGGATTAGACTTTGGTCTTACACCTTCTGCTGTATTTGGTCAGAAGCTACCTGATGGAAGATGGTTAATCCTACATGAACTAGTTTGTTTTGATATTGGTACAGTTAAGTTTGGTGAATTACTCAAGCATGAGATAATTAAACACTGTGCAGATAAAGATTTAAAAATATTTGGAGATCCAGCTGGAGATTTTAGAGCACAGACAGATGAAACAACTCCCTTTCAGATACTTAGACAGCAAGGCATCCAAGCATTTCCAGCACCATCTAATGATGTAGGACTAAGAATAGAATCTGTAGAAGCTGCATTGAATAGAATGGTAGATGGTAAGGCAGGATTTTTATTGAATAAATCTTGTAAGTCACTGCGTAAAGGATTCTTAGGGGGATATCATTACAGAAGAATACAAACGTCTGGAGAAAGATATGAAGATAAACCTAATAAGAATAAATTTTCACACGTACATGATGCATTACAATATTTAATGCTAGGTGCAGGAGAAGGTAGATCATTAACAGTAGGTCCAGCAAAACCACAAGTATCTAATGCTTATAAGAACTGGAATATATTTGATCGTGGTTCAATGAACAGGAGGAAGAAGTGGGATATTTTCCGAAGGAATGGTTAGTATTTTTTTATGATCCACCTAATCATGAGTGGTATCATAGATTTAGAAAAAATGGGATGGCACATTGTGGTGCTATTGCATATTACCCAAAAAAAGATAAATGGTTAGTAGTAGAACACATACACAGAAGATTAGATTTAAATATTATAGATGGTGAAGAAGTAGACAAAATGCTAACATATGTAGTTCAACACAAAGGTGTTATATTAAAATGCAAGACATTTCGCCATAAGTGGAGATTATTTCAAGCAGCATGGCTTAGAGAACATTCTTGTGTAACTATCATTATGAGAGTACTTGGAATAAATAGGTTGATTATTACCCCTTATCAGTTATATAAATATTTAAAGAAACAAGGTTGCGAACAATGGGATTTTTAAAACCAAAAAAATATAAACCAGATCCAGAATTAGAAAAACAGTTGAAAGAACAACGTGAACAAGAAGAACGTATAAAGCAAGAAGAAGAAGATGCTAGAGAAAAAAGAAATAAAAGAATTATGCAAGGTAAAGTAGGATCTAGATCTTTATTTGCTAGAGCTGGTGGTAGAGGTTTTTATACTGAAGGTAAAGAAACATAATGGGATCAAGTACATCAACATCAAGTAGAAAACCAAGACGTCAAACATATGACCAATTTAAAACACCAGAAAGTAGTCAAGCAGCTATTAATAGACAAAAAGCTATTTTAGCTAGTACTAAAACAAAGACAGGTGCTTTTGCTAATATAAATAAAGAAGAATTAGACAAAGCTGGTTATAAATTAAGTGCAGATCAAAGTTCTATTTTATCAAAAAGTGGAGAAACTGTTGCTGGTGTAACTGGTAGTGGTCAATTATTTTCAGGAAGTAAACAAGTTTCAGATATTATTAAAAAATCACAACCTACAAAAATAGATCAAACAAAATCTATGAGTGCAGGAAGTAGAGCAGGTATGAGAGCAGCTACATCCATAGAAACCATGCAAAGATTAGAACAGTTAGATGAGCCATCAAAAGCAAGAGAATCAAATATTCAAGCAGCTTTAAACTATGGTAGGGGAGTTCAACCTTCACCGACAGTATTAGATCCTACAAGAATAGTTGCTAGTACACCAACAATGAAAGAGTTAGGTGGTGATATTATGAGAGGTGTTATGGGAGGTACTGCTCCTTCTGTATCATATTTAAAAAAAGGTTATCAAGCAGAACCAATTAAAGGTTTAATTCCTACTATTACAGATGCAGCTATGACTGGAGCATTATCACCTACATATCAATTATTAAAAAGTGGAGTAGGTTTTTTTCAAAGAGATGATGCACCTGAAGCACCAACTGGTATTGTAAAACCAGGCACAGAAACACAAGAATTTGCAGATGCTCAAGCAGAAGAAAAAAGAAAGAAAAAATTAGCTGGATCTTTAGATAGTAGTATTGCAAAAGGTAGAAGTTTATTTGGTACTCAAGCAAGAACTATTACTGGCGGAATGGCTTAATGTATAGTTATAATTATAGATCAGCTCCTAATACAGGATTAATGAATCCTAAAACATTTCTTAAAAAGTTTAGTCATGCAGAACAGTTAAAGACACATTGGATTCCTAAGTTTGAAGAAGCATATGAATATACTATGCCAGGTAGAGAAGCATTTTATGATGAAGCACCTGGAGAAAAAAGAACTGATAGAATATTTGATGAAACAGCTGTAGTAGGTATACAAGAGTTTGCTTCTAGATTACAAGCAGGTATTACCCCTACATTTAGCAGATGGATTAATTTAAAAGCAGGTATGGAAATACCAGCACAGTTAGCTCCACAAGTAGATGAACAGTTAGATGAAATAACAAGTTATATATTTGAAATACTTCATGCATCTAACTTTAATCAAGAAGTGCATGAATCATTTATGGATCTAGCTATTGGTACTGGTGTTATGTTAGTCAATGAAGGTCCATCAACTAATCCTATTGTATTTAATTCTATTCCATTACCACATGTATACTTAAATGCAGGAGCAGATAATAAGATAGACTGTGTATTTAGAAAACGTCAAATAAGATTAGGTGATATTAAAATATTATATCCTGATGCAAACTTAGAATCATTAGAAGATAAAGTAAACAACGAGCCAGATGCAAAGTGTACTGTTATTGAAGGTACAATGAGAAACTATACTGATCCAAACAAAGAAGTTTATGATTATGTAGTATGTGTAAAAGATCATGAGCAAATAATATTTGAAGATCAGTTTGAAGGACAAGGTTCTAATCCCTTTATTACATTTAGATGGAACAAAGCTAGTGGTGAAGTATATGGTCGTGGTCCAGTATTTAATGCTATGTCAGCAATTAAAACTACTAACTTAACTATTGAGTTAATTTTAGAAAATGCACAGATGAATATATCTGGTATTTATCAATTAGAAGATGATGGAGTTATTAATCCAGACAACATTCAATTAGTACCTGGCACAATTATTCCAGTAGCTCCAGGATCTAGAGGATTACAACCTATAAATGGTGCAGGAAGGTTTGATGTTGCTCAATTAGTATTAGACGATATGAGAAGTAATATTAGAAAAGCATTGTATATGGAAACATTAGGTCCAACTAAAGGTACACCTATGTCAGCTACAGAAGTAGCAGAAAGAATGGCAGATCTATCAAGACAGAT